GTCGGTCATACGTCCAGCGATGCGGTTAGCAAAGCGTAGTTGATCCAACTCGATGGTGATGTCGTAGGCGCGTAGCGCTTCTTCATTACCTTCTAAAGTGTTGTCGCCAGTGATACCGTCACCAGTCATGTCAGCAAGCAACGTAATGTTTGCCTTAGTACCTTTCTGGCTCTTGGTTAGTTCAGTGATACGCTGAACCATTGCGTTCTGACCAGATCCTGCGAACTGGTTGATGAAAGACATGTTGCGTGCAACTTTCCAAAAGTCACGGCTCCACGCCTGTAGTTGATCGCCCGAAAGCGTTCCGAAGTTCGTTAAAGCCATTTTGGCCTCCAATAATAGACATATAAGTTTTGTTAGTGCATAGGCACTATTCATATAGCCGACTTCTGGAGCGGCTAGACCGTTCCCCGTATCGTGAGGCGACGAACTAGCGCTTATTAACGAGGGGCGACCTCGGAAGGTTTTACGCCTTTACAGGCGGTTTACGTTTTTTACGTGTACGACACGAACCAATCTCGCATGGTCTGGCGATTAGTGAATATTAGCATTAGTACTATAAGTAGCAAGCATAATTTCTACTACCATTTAACTTTATTTGCCCAATATGCTGCGGACATTTTGCCTTTAGCAATATTCCTACCGTGTCTGGATTTGAAGCTTTTACGTTTTGCTTTCATCTTGTCAGACTCACCGGCTTTTGGTTTACCTGCGGTACTTGCGCCCTGCTCACCAAAGCGAATTGTCTTTATCTTTTCCCCTTCTTTAGCCACAACAATATGCGACTTCTTAGGGTGATTGGGTGTTCGCTTCGGCTTATTAAAACCAGAGACACCTGCTCTGGCTAACCTTGGATCTTTCATAAATCAGTCCCATGTCTTGGTGGATTCACGTACCTTTTTCGGGATGCAATACGCGGTAATATTTTTTTGCTTTTGGCGGCTCTGGCCTAAATTGACCTGCCCCGACTCGACGTAATATGCGAACTTATTACAGACCGTGACGCTCCTGAAAAAGAACTCATCTTTTAATGGCTTGTTATCAATGATGACAACAAGCAGGAACGCCATGATCATTAGCTTGGCCTATATAATGTCGCCACGCAGCCGCTTTAAGGTGGCCTCTGGCAAAGCGTTAAACTCGTCTTCCGACATTGATGCTACGTCTAGCGCCTTCTCGCCATGATTAGCTGAGCTTTCACCCGGCAATTCTGGGGGTTGCGCGTCAGCGGCTCTTAGCTTCCTAGACACTTCAGCTCGTTTCTTGGCTACTTCATCAGCGCGTTTTGCCGGAGCCTTGCTACCACTCAGTGCAGAAGCTTCGTCACCTGACTCAACTAAGTCATAACTTTTCACAACAAAATTCGCTGCCTTGCCTAAAGCTTCAACCGCCCCAAGCCCCTGCGTAATAAACGCATCGCGCAGATCGATTACTTCTTGGGTGTACTCAGCGTTATAAGACTCAGAGTTCTGGTCGAAAACTGGGAAGTTGACCTCCAAGTCAGTCGCAGCCGTCTGCAAAGCAGTAGCTTGCTGATTTTGATTNACCGTCTGTGTCATTTCTTGACGCATCTCGAAAGCCATCTGCTCTCGTTCTGCTTTCCGCATCTCTTGGCGTAACGCTGCTGCCTTTTCTGCTTCGCCATCGAGCACTAGAGTCTGATACTCCACTTCCTTAGTGGCAAAGTCGTACTCTTCTGGAGCGCTTTCAGCGACTACTTGGGCCGCTTTCATATCATCAAGCTGCTTCTGCAAAGCTTTTTGTTTAGATAACACTTCATCTAAACGAGACTTCGGCACCATCGGCTTTTTAGTTTTAGTCGGCGCTACTTCTTCGGGGGCTTCAGCGGCAACTTCTTCCTCTTCAGGAGTATCGCCATCCTCTTCCTCTTGGTCGCCGTCATCGGCTGTGTCATCTTCTACCTCTTCTTCTTCCTCGATAACCGCTTCTGTCTCTTCGACAGGGTTCTCTTCCACTTCTTCAGTGGGTTCTTCCGCATCTTCCACCTCTTCGCCTAAACCAAAGTTAAGGTCGAACTTTTCCTGAACAGGTTCAGGAGAGTCAGCACCGGGCATTATTATTGTTTCTTGAACTTCATTTTCGTCTGACATGGAATTTCCTATTGTGTTGGACGGGTTTTAGCGCCGGTCTGCATTGCTGTTGTAGCAATTCTTGCGGCAGCTTGGGTTTGTTGCTGATTGGTTCTAACTTCATTAGTTAAATCAGCCAGTTCTCGACGAAGTTGCAGCTCTTGCATCTTTATCTCGATCTTGGTTTGTAGTTCAGCCATACGTAACTGCGGTTGAACGTCGGTGGTGTCTTGGACTTTCGAGATATTTACAGCGGCTTCACTGTTCAGCTTCTGAACCTCAGCCTGCATCTTCTCTAGCTCAAGCTGTACCTGCTGCATTTGCAGCTGCTGCGCCATCTGAGCGGCCTCTTGTTGTTCTGGAGACTGCTCAACACCAGTAATCATGCGAATACGCTTAGCCAGCTCGCCCTTCTTAGCTAGGTGTGAGTACTCAATGATCGCGTCATCTGGAATAGCTACACCGACCTGACGTAAGTTCAGTGCTTCTGCGAACTGCACCTCATCAAACGAGTCACGGGCAGGCGCTGTTGCCACTACAACGTCATACTCACCCAGCGTTAGGTCGTTAATAATCTGACCTTCAGGTGTCATTTCGTTGATGACCATTGGTTCGCGGGGCTTTAGTGGGTCTTCATCGTTGGTCACTTGAATAACCCGTTCCTCGGTATAAAAGGTCTGGATCAAGTTAAGTATCTTGTCTGCCAAGTAATGACGAGTCTTACGCAGGTTATCCAAAGGTACTTGGATCATTATTGCGCCACGGTTCTGCTTCGCTTGGATAGCGATACCAGATACCTCGGCACTGTCAGTACCGAGCATTGACTCGTTGATACCACTAATAGCCTGAATGTTAGCCGCCGCTTTCTGCCCAATACGGTCTAAACCAGTGGGGATAGTATTAGGGCTAATTTTCTGAGGCGGATTTGTGCCACGGGCGTACTCAATGACCAGCCCTGTTTCAGCACCATGCTCTTCTAAGTCATCCGCAGTCATACCTACCAATGAGCCTGTCTCTACCATCCAGCCGCTATTAGCAGTGGTATTAACAATGTGCAGCTCTTGGCTACTGATCTTGTTCAACTGCTCTTGTGGTGACAGCAGGTTACGCACCATGCCGAATGGTCGGCCCCTACGGAAGTACGCAAAGTAAGGGACAATGGTGAAGTCGTTGTAGGGCGACCAGTCATCGTGCAGTACCACTTTGTCGCAGGTCACAGTCCATCGGACTTTCTTCTGCATCTTGTTGATAACAGACAAGCCGTACTGTTTGGCGAACTTCTTAATCTTGCGGTCGTTCCACGCTTCAGGCGCTGGCCTTGCGTCACCCGTATTCGGATCAACAAAACAATCAATGCGCGTGATCTTACGGTGCTGCCTCTCGATGACTCTAAGCGCCCTTACGTTGCGGTAGTCTTCTGCATCAGCCGAGCTGCCTAAGTAGTCGTCAGCGCTCTCTGTGTCGCCGTATCGGGTCTCTTCGTACTCAACCGAGTCGCGTCCAAACGTATTACCGTTCTCAGCTATGAACTGGAGGTCATCGGCCTTCTTCTTACCGTACATCTCCTCGATCTCATCAAGTGTCATCCACTTAGTTTCAAAGATCTCGTTCCATGTTTTTGGGTCATACTCTTTTGCATCTGGGTCTATAAGTATGTCTAACGGATCTTTCGCAGTGATGCGTATCTCACCTTCAACGTGATCACTGAAATCTATACGACAATCAAAGTACCCACGCCCGTCCATAATCAGACCGTCACTGAATACCTGCTGCTCTACCCAATCGAGCTTGTTGTTATCTGCGATCTGCATGTACAACTTGTTCAACGTATGGGCTACTTCTGCATCACCTCCGCGTCTTGGTTTAAACTGAATGTCTGCCCGTCGGGTAGACTGCTCGCCAAGCACTGTATTGATAGTAGGCAAGATGGTGTTGATCGTTAGAGCGGGTCTACCCTCTGCATCTAATATAGCTGCGTCTTGGACGTCCCATTGATCGCCCTGATAATAGGCATCGCACTTTTTAGCCATCTCGATGTATTCAAGATGACCATTATCTCTAGCACGTTCGTATCTGTCCCACTGAGTACTCGCTATGAGCGATTCCTCACCAGCGGATATAGATCTACTTTTCTTTGTCTGGTAAGCCATTTTTATGCGCTCATTGCTGATTTGATTTTTGCTTTGGGCTTTCGCCTAAACGTGGGGTTTCGTTGTTAAATTCTTTTCTTAGTACTTCAAGCTTTCGACGCAAATCTGGCCCCATACGTTTCAACACGCCTGATTCGCGGTTCCAGTTCTTCATGGTAGGTAGGTCAGGGTCACCGGCTAAAATGTAACCACCAATAACTTGGTCAAACCGCGAAATGTTATGCCAGTCTTCGAAAGACCTCTTTTCCCTTCGCTCTTCAGGAATAAATTCACCATTTTCGTCAGGTTTTCTACCGCGCACTACATCGTATGAGTGCCGCGCAGCCGTCATGTATTCAGAGTCATTTAAAGCAGCGTTCATAAGGTCGCCATGTAGCTCTGGCTCTTTTACCTTTAGCAAATGCAAAGATTCAGCTTTCACCATCTTGTCTTTTGCCTGACCCTGATAGAGGTCGTCGTTAACATAAATAATCGGCTTACCCGTAGGAGAGTCGTCGCCCCACTGAGTCTCAGAATTGCCTTTGTCATAGGGGCGTATCTCTACGTCTTTTCGCAACCTATCGAATAAGTTTTCCATCAAGCGCTCATTGCTGATTTAGATTTAGGTGTCGCAGTCAGGTAATCAAGGCGGTCTCGCCATGAGGGTTCTTTAAATACCGGCGCTTGAAATGAAGCAAACTCCGTCATCATCAGACCTAACCACGCTAATGCGTCTACTTGGTCATCGTGTACACCCCCAGGAAACCTTAGTAACTCGGCAACCAGCGGCCCCGTGAATACTGCGTCTCTAGGGAAATAAACCATGCCCTGCTGCATCCGTCCTTGGATCGCTCGCGCTCTTGCTTCTTTATCGCGTCTACCTGTCTTCAGGTCTTTTATATACGCTTCGTACAGCCCACGTTCTGCTATACGTTTCTGTAAAAATGGCCCCAAGGCCATCTCAATGTGACCTTTCTCAATGCCGATCATCGAGGGCTTCCACTCTTCGTAGAGGTCTAAGATCCGCTCCACAATTTCAAAGCCATCAAACCGCCCACGCACAACATCTACAATGAACAGCTCATCAAACTCATTCACGCCTATCACCATGCCGACCGAATAGTCGTTGCGGTCGTTCTTGCCGATGGCTAAGTCCCACGCGCAGTAATAGCGCATAGCGTCCATGTCGATGTCTTCAGGCTCGTAGTACTGAATCATGTCGCGGGTAAAGTAGTCGCCGTCATCGGCAACTGGATTCTGCTGATACAACGCTGACCAATCTCTAGGGCCAACCGCCTTTCGTATACGGTCTAGGGACTGCTCGTCGTACCGCTCTGGGTGTAATGCTGAACCCGTATCTCGGAACTCTTCGTCTTCTTCCGCTATCGCTGGGTAGCGCACCACTTCCCATTCGTCACCGCCCTCAGAACCCGCTTTTAATAACCGCCCTGCAAGGTCATCGTCATGCCACCTAGTTAAAATAACTAGAACCCCACCGCCCGGAGCTAAGCGGGTATAAGCGGTAGACGTATACCAGTCCCAGTTTGCATCTCTATTGTTCTGGCTCTCCGCGTCTTCGCGGTTTTTTACTGGGTCGTCAATAACAAGGACATGAGCGCCCTTGCCAGTAATACCGCCCCCGACACCAGCAGCGACAAAACCACCGCCAGCAGTAGTAAGCCAAGCCTCAGCCGACTGTGATTCAGGATCGAGTCGAGTTTTAAAACCAGTTTTATAAGTTGGTTCTCTAAGTAGTCCTCGCACCTTTCGACTAAACCCCATAGCCAAAGACCCGCTGTACGAACACGATATAAACTCGTGCTGGGGATTACGCCCAAGATGCCAAGCCGGAAATGCAATCGAAGCCAAAGTTGACTTACCGTGTCTCGGAGGTAGGAATAACATGAGCCTAGGCGACTCTTTAGCGACAACCTTGCGACTAAATTCTTCAAGTCTTCTACAGACATCTTTATGTACCCACCCCGCCTGATAATCGGCGTTAAACCGCTCAACAAAAGGTAGTAGACGTTTCCTCGTTAGCAATCTCATCGCCAACTCAGCTCTCGCCTTCTCTTCAACGCTCTGATGCCCTGTTTCTTCTACATCCACCGCAGCCGGTGCTGGCATAGCCTCCGCTTCGTCCGCTTTACAGTACACACAGAAACCATCACGCCCCGAATACAAAGTTTCAGGGTGCAGGTTCTTACAGCGTTTGCACTGTTGTTGACGGACTTCGGTCATTAATAAGCTTTAGGCTTAGTTTTAGGCTTAGGCTTAGGCTTAGCTTTAGGCTTACCGGCAAGCCTTTTGCTCATAGCCTCGATTTGTGCCCTTTTTTCTGCGGCGGTGCGCTTTTGTGGGCCTTGTGGCCCCTTACTTTTTTTACTACTCATTGGTTTTTTCTTAGGAATGTTATAGCCCATGATTAATCACTCATTGGTTCTAGGTAGGAAGAGTCTTTACCTGCAATTTTCAGCAGGTCTTCGTCTGACATACGCTCTAACTGCTTAGGCGTAGCGTCGATATTGATGTTTACCTGCGTAGCATTGTCCGGTGTGGCTAATCCATGCAGTTTTACCAAGCTATCTACTGTGTTTTTCATCTCAGTAGCCGTAGCGGACGACTGATAAGCGTCCATATACATAACGTGGGCGTTTGCGGCGGTAAATTTCACCTCTTCGCGCATTTGTTCGCGGAAATACTCCAACGCTTGGGCAACTTTCGGGCGTTTTATGGCCTCATACACAGCATTTGCGTTTGTGTACCCAGCACCGCGCCCAGCAGCGGCTATAGTCATGCCGCTGAGCACAAGCATTACTAATTTTTCCTGCTGAATCGTTAGATCGCCAAGACTCAAGCCCATGTAGGGCATATGAGACTCAAACTCTACCGTGTCAGTGGACATCTCGGTTGGTTCTACAGACTTCTGCACGTACACCTTGATCTAAATAGATAAAAATTGGGGCCATATGCTCCATTCCTGCTTCGACCAACTCGTTTTCGTAGTCAACAATAGAAAAATCTACTGTTTCGACTGCGTAGCCGTCGTACACAAGCACCTCTTGACCGGAAATCGTATGCCCAGTTCCAAGAACGGCAAACTCAAGCCCATCAATTGATAACATTTCGATATGTTCCATATGCGAATATTAGCGTTAGTACTATTTAATCACAAGCGTGTTCGTAAATTGACTTGATCCAGAAGAAGAACTCGTCTGGGGCCAAAGAACCTTTGAGCATGTTCACTGCGTAGCAAACTAATTGGAGGTTTTCTTTCAGATACCCAACTTCTGGGTTAATGCGATCCACTGATGCGTTGAATGCTTTACTGCCGCCGCCGTCTCGGTGGTGCGTCATGATGACATTGGTCAAAGCACACCTGCCCTTTTGCTTTTGCCAAAGGTCTATGAGGTCTTCGGACTCAAGCTCCCAGTCAAAGCCTTGCTTCTTACGGGCATACTTCAGGCTGTAACCAACTCGCATCAGATACTGTTGATAAGAACTGCTATAGGTGCGCCGGTTAGTGTCTTGAACACAGGTTCTGCACTTACGTTTGCGGTATTTACCGGAGTCGGTTGTAGAGAACTCAGCAACTGGTTTGCTTTGGTGGCACTCAGTGCATATCGCGGTTTCTTCTGGAGCCGACTGACCTTTTAGTTTGAACGCCATAGACAATACAAAAAGAGTTAGGAGCTTTTAGTGTAACGGCCTAGGTAATTTTTTGCAGAAAAAAATATTTGAAAATGTTTTTGAGAATCACTGAGGCACTATCTCCCTGTTCCGTCACCAGCCTACCCCCTTCCCCGATCTCGCATACTGGAACCTTGTATCCAATACTGCACCCGGAACCTTGTAGCCAGTAACCCCTTTAGTTTCATCTAGCTCACTCTGTCTCTAGCTCAATAGTCTGTGGCACTTCGTCGCAAGCTCCTCGTCAGTCGGTTACATCTTTGTCATTAACAACCGCTAAAGGAATAGCATCATGGCACACCCACAAGTCACAGGCGTAGCAGTAGGTCGTAAGAACCCTAACAACATCTACGTCCAATCAGCATCCGGTAACGTCTACTTGCTCAAAGAGTCCACTCGCAAAGAGCAGCTAGCCATCAACCCCAAGCTAACCATCAGGGATATCGTCTCTCGCATCAAAGCACGCGGCACTATCCACTCAAAGTTCTACACCAAAGTTAGAGGTTAATCACTATGAACAACATCAAAGAACCAACACAAATCATCGATGAACACATAGCCACCTACCTAGAGACATACGGCTTGGTAGCCATCATCGCCATCTCATACATAATCGTGGAGCTTACCTAATGATCAGATCATTCACACTCATCCTTCTCGGACAACTCCAAGTCCTCATGCTCATCGCTGGCCTCAACTGGGCAGGCTACACCATCAACCTATCCTTCAACGCAATACTCGCTGGCATCTTCGTCGGCGCATCACTCGCTCTAGCCATCTCAATCATCGGCTCAATCGGTACTGACCTTTCATACAATCAAGAGGAATCAAACAATGTTTAACCAACTCAAAGCAAACCTACAGTCCCTCCAGAACAAAGCATCTTCATACATCACAGAAGAACGCAAAGCCCAGGCCAAAGAGCTAGGCAACACAGCAGTACAGTACGCCAAAGAGAATCCCACCGACATCATGGTAGGTATCATCACCCTCATGGTAATCGACATGGACAGTTCCATAGAATCCATCGAAGAGTCATCAGAACTCTCAGCATTCGTAGATGCCGACGAGTACATCAACTACCGCTAGGAGTAGAGGGGCCGTCCCCTTTTACCCAAGACCTTCAACGAAGTGCAATTGTCCCCTGCCCAACGTCGTGCGACCCG